AATAAAACCACCACTAATAACACCTTTATTTGTTTTTAAATTAGGCGATATTGAAATAAATTTTTCTAATTTCAATTCTTCCATAATTTTTATTGCATAATCTTCACCTGTAATTTGAAGTTCGCCAAAAACATTTCTAATCATATATTTTCCGATTCAATTTGAACAGCATAGTACTGTCTTAGTTTCAAGTATGCATTGAGAACAGAATTAGGCACAATACCATTTCCATACTGTTGGGTAATTTGTTCAATTGCATTGGCTAATTCCCGAGAATATTTAATCTCAGTATATGTTCCAATTGGGTGTACTTCAAAGTCGCTCATATAAACTCCACACTTACCATAAGTTCTGTTAAACATGCAACTGTATTAATCTCAGCATCAGCAACGAATGCTTGCTTGTATTGATAGTCTGCTAGAATGATAACTGCTTGAGGTATGCTTTGTGGTTGCAATACTTCATATAAACTATCATACAGTTTACGATACAATGTTGCGGCATCAAAGTCAGCAGTAGCAACCCATTTACGAATTGCACCGAAGTCTTTGTTCTTCAAGTGTTTGGTAATTTCTGCAATTGATACATCACCAATCTGTGCAAGAATACCAACATCAATCTTACCAAACTGTGAGTAGCGTTGCAACTCATTCAAGATGCGCCGAAAGTCTGGAAAGTGTTTCTTGATTAACTCGGCGATTACCTTGTCTTCATACTCAACATTTTCACTTTGCAAAATTGACTGAATGCGTTTGAAAAACTGACCAGCCATCTTTGTCTTTTCATCATTCTTCAATGTGAAATCAACAACAGCACACCGACTGTGTAGTGGGTCAATGATACGATTCTTGAAATTACAAGTAAAGATGAAAGAACAGTTTGATGCAAACTCTTCCATTGCATTACGCAAAGCTGGTTGGGTTGAGTTTGGATTTAGATAGTCAGCCTCATCAATGATGATAACTTTACGACCGCCAGTGAATGACATTGACGATGCAAAGTCTTTAATCTTGGTACGAAAAACATCAATGCCTGATTCATCTGAACCATTAATCATAATGTAGTCAGCACCAATCTGATTACACATTGCTTTCGCAACAGTAGTCTTTCCTACACCTGCACCGCCAGATAGTAACAGGTGTGGAATCTTTTCCGAATTAACATATTCTTGGAACGGCTTCTTCAAGCGTTCAGGTAGAATACACTCCTCAATAGTCTTGGGACGATGTGCTTCCGTCCACAATAAATGTTGCATAAAAACTCCATAATAAAAAATTCAAAAAGAAAAATCAACCTTCGCTGGTTGAACCGAGTTCTGTAGCAACCCAATATTGCAAGGGCTTTGTGGTGTTCTTAAAGTGTGCGATACCTTTGAAAGAAATAGAAATCTCATATGAACCAGGAATCATTTTCAGGTTCTCGGTCTTAAACAACATCTTATATTTCTTTCCATTGCCTGCGCCAACATCAAGTTGATTGCTGTGTGTGGATGTGTTTTTATCATCTAGTGCAGAGACAAAGATTTTGCTACCATCAGAAGTTACTGAAATGTGTGGAGTAGCAAGAGTGGAAGCAGACCGCATAATGAATTCAAGATCCGCTTGTGAGATAGCAAAAGTCACTTCAGGATCTGGCATCTTAACAGATTTATCGGATGCATTTTTAATCATAGTCGCATCACAAATGCGATATGTAATTTTGCTACGACCGCTGGTGTCATTGATAATTGCAGACTTGGTTGCGGTATCAATTTGAAGCTGTGAATTATCCTGATGCAATCCTAGGACTGCAAGGAATTTATTCAAGTCATAGATACCGAAATCTTCATCAATCGTTTCGGCGATTGTTGTTTCAGCCAAAACTTGTTTAGATGCATCACAGGTACGCAATACGCTACCCTTACGGAACATGATACCATCATTGATAGATGCGAAGTTTTTCAATACGGTCAAGGTGTCTTTAGACAATTTCATAATATACTCTCCAAAAAAATTTAATTATACAATATTCATTCAGCATTGTCAAGCGAATACTTAACATCATGCTCATACAAAAAAGATAGGCAACACATAGCATGGGCTAGATGATGTATACCTGATTCTGGGTCTAGTTTCTCACCCATTTTCCATGCCCATATATGGCGTTCCAGTGCATCAAAGTATCTGCGTTTGGAATCGGGAACTCTTTTCCAGTTATCTCTCTCATATTTCTGAGCACCGAAAGTGAGAACCCGTACCATTTCTTGTTGAGCAAGAGGCGGAATCAAACCATATTCTAGTTTGTTTCCGTCAAACTTACGACCGCCTGTAGTTGCAGTCTCTGATCCAGTTGCGCCAGCCGACAGGTCCAGCGGCGTTGGCACCCACTCCTCCGGCAGTGAATATGAAGTTGCCATTACAGTTTACCCGTTAGTTCAGCAATCTTAGCGAGATTACCCGTGAAAGGATATGTACCGATATGTTGTGTTTTCATCCATGGGCACAAGAAGATAGAACCTCCAGTTTTGCGCCATAGTTGACAAAACATATAGTCTTCACTTAGGTATCTTTCGGAACCACCTCCTGTTGCGCTATCAAGTGTATCAATCACGGTATCAAAATACGCATGAATGTACCTTGAACCATCAAAGTGTGCTTGCCCAACGTGGTCAGGTTTGTAACGCAATTGAGGATATTTTTCTTCCAAGATTGGAAATACTTCTCGCTTGACCATCATGTAGCCAGTACCAATCTCCAAAACTTCTAGAGGTTCAGTCACGGAGAATTGTTGAGTGCCTTTAACGACATTGAACACATAATCGCCAACAAGATTTTCCAACTCATGTGGTGCTAAATCTGGATGTTTACGTGCGGCAAGTGCGATGTTGTTCCAGTTGATAGCTTTCTTGGGATAAGGACCACCAATAACATCTTTATCAAGTGCTAGAAGTGCGACTACATCTTGTGGATTGTAATGTACATCAGAATCAATAAAAAGTAAATGGGTACAATCGGAGCGGAGAAATTCATCTACCAAATAATTTCTAGCCCGTGTGATTAATGATTCATTGAACAAAAACGAAAATCGTGTTTCAACACCATATTTGGACATGAGTGCTTGCAAATCAAGGCTAGCCTTAACATACATGCCATGAGCCATACCACCATACATTGGTGTAGCGACAAACAATTTGTGCTTTTTCAAGTCTTCAATTTTAACTTTTATTTCCATAATTTATCCATAAAAAAAGAGGATGCGATACAAGTATATATCACATCCTTCTTAGCAATCGCCTAAAGATTAGGCAAAAGTGCTAACACCCTTTGCACGTAGGGCTTTGATGCCTTCTGCAACCATGCGCTTGGTTGGCTGACCAAGGCGGTAGAAGGAGATTTTACGACCATTAGCAAGAGTTTTGCTGTTAGTGTAAATTGCGTGTCCATCTTCACGCAATTCGTTGATACGTGCGGCAACATTGGTAATGCCGAAACGTGCCCGTGCCTGGGCAGTGGTGAAGGTATTGTAACCATCAGTCTTGCTCAAAGCGGCAAGCATTTTTTCTTTAGTAGTCATTTTAGACATAATAAAACTCCATAATAAAACCACACTTTGGGAATACACTTGAGAGGTGGTCATTCTCAAGATTCATAATTATAACAAACCACTAAGAGTAAGTCAATACTCTTAGTGGTAAATGTATCAATTAAAATGGTACTTCTTCACTATATGAAGGCACATTCACTGTAATAGGATCTTCTTCTTTGGCTGGTGCATCAAGTTTGGTGTACAAATCAAGGAAAGACATTTTGGTATCGGTGTCAAAACGATTCAAGCACAATGATACAGCTTTCATTCGGTCACCATGCACACCATATGTTTTGCAAATATGTACCAGACGGCGAGTGGAGATAATTTCATCAACACCACCTTCGGAGAATGTTTTGCGAATTACATCAGCCCAAGTAACAAGTTTCTCGGCAAATTCATCATCGGTACGACCAGCGGAGGTCAATTCTTTTTTGATGATTTTACGTTCAACCGCAACAGGAGGATATTCTTGTTCATATGTATTCAAGAATCGTTCCAAGAAGGCTTCGTTCAATACGTTGGTGAACATATAGCGACCATCTTCGGAGCCTTTACCTTTTGTATTGGCTGTAGCAACAATTGTAAAGCCTTCGCTAGGATATACAATCTCGCCTTTTTTCTTCAACATGAAAGGCTTACCTTCTAGTACCCGTTGCAAGCAGGACAAGTTTTGTGCGCCGTAATCAATTTCATCAATACACAAAACGGCACCTTGTCGTGCGGCGGTAGTAACGGGACCATCACGCCATTCCATCTGACCGTTAATCAAAACAAAGTTGCCGAGCAAATCGCCTTCATCGGTTTCTGGTGTCATTGAGATACAAACGAATTTGCGTTTTGCTTTGGCACAGGCTTGTTCAACGGACATTGTTTTACCGTTACCAGATTGACCAGTGATAAAGATAGGAAAGAATTGTTTACTGTTTACGATAGCCAGCAAATCTTCATAGTTGCCAAATGGCACATAATTTTTATACACTTGAGGAATTAGATTACCAGTCTCAAGGTCGGTAGATACATTAGCGATTCGGTTTTGTGCGACAGGCACAACAGGTGCAGTTTCGATTTTCTTCATGGGTAAAACTTGAGCAGATAAATCAACTGTGGAAACATTAGCAGTTGGTAGTTTATATAGCCCACGACCAGCACGATTTTCTGGATCTTTTGTGAACCATTGTGGATATTTTAGGTCGGCCTCATTACAAATTGCCCAGATATCTTCAACATTCAAAGTTTTTTTACCAGTAGCAAGGGCTAAGGAAATAAACTTCTCACGGGCCGAAACATTCACTTTACGCATAATATAAACTCCATTTCAATCAATCAATACAATAATTATAACAGGGAAACACCACCTTGTCAATAGGTGGTGTTGTAAAAATGTCACAAAGCAATCTCGCCAATGAAACGATTTACCAAAACACGGCTTACTTGTTTCTTCTTATTCATTTTCATAAATGCATTCTTTAGTTTACCAGCAGTAACTGCACCATCAACATGTAAACTTTCGTTTTCAATGTCAAGGTCATCGCCGCCAGGAATAATAAAGAATTTATTGTACCCAGAATTTTTAGATTCTAGGAATCTTTCGGCTTTGATGATTTGTGCAAGTTGTTTAGTCGCTTCTTTTCTTTGGTAGTAAGAATCATTAGAGTGACCCTCATAAACTTGGCGCAACGATTCACCTTTTTCGTTGATGTAACGGCGCTCAATGCCAGCACGGAGACCAGCACCAGTTCCAGCAATGAAGAAACCGATAATCTTAGAACCTGTAGTTTTTCGATACCAATTGAAAACTGATTTACGCAAAGGACATTCATCATCATCAACCATCAATTCTTCAAATTTATTTTTATTATCACGCAAAACAAGATTGAATTGATCGTGACCAATACCTACCGTGCTAGAGTAAGATTGACCTTTGTAATCTACACGCTCACCAATTATGGTGGTAATTCTGTCGGCATCACCATCATGCATGATAACCGTGTTCACAATATCAAGATTGTTCACTTTGCGGAATTGCTCAACAAGTGGCTTCAAGGCAATCATTGCTTCGGTCATAGGAGTATTTGACAAATTCTCAGTCTTAGGTGTTGAAAATTTACGATTACCACGATAACTATAACTACCAGCCAAAGCCATAATATTTTTAGAGCACCGTGTAAATTCACTTGCACTCATTTTTGAATTCAAGTACTCACGCAAGAAAACATCTGAGCCATTTAATTCGTGGAGGTTTTTGGTGAATGAACGATTATTTTCACGGCCGTGGTCAAGTTGAAAAGCACCGGTATCATTGCCAAAACCATAAACAACAAAAGGAATATTCACTTTGCGGCAGAACATTGCGAGAACCAAAATTTGTTCCCATGATGATTCCATATTGTTTTGCATTGAACCCGAACGGTCAAGCAACAAAACTAAACCATGCGATTTGCCTTTTGGTACAAAGGTTGCTTTGCGGAAAATATTGTCATCAACTTGGTATTTGTAGATGCGGTTAACATCAATATCACCAGTCTCAGAAATTTTCTGTTTGGAATATTTTGATGCGGCTTTACGCATTTCAAATTCTTTCGCAAGCAGAGAAATGTAACGGTCATTCCGATTTTTGAATTCACGGAGCAAAACATTCTGAGTATCTTTATATGAATCAAACCGGTCAGCCCAATACATTTCCATCAATTCATGTACCCGTTTGTATGGAGTAAGAATTTCAGAATAAATTGGAGTTGGCAAATTCACATACAAATATTCTTTGCATGATTTGTCCAACAATTGACCTTCGTTTTCACGGTACTTTTCATCAGTTTCGCAAACTGGATCAAAGTCTTCATCTTCACTGGTACTATTGTGTGATTCTTTATCACGGTTAATAGTATTGCTTTTCTCTGATTGTTTTTCGGATTCTTCTTCAGAATCAGAATCTGATTCACCTTTGGATTCTGATTCATCTTCACCGTCGGTTGATTCGGTTTCATTCTCACTATCCTGCGGTTGACCATCTTCGTCATTTTCTTCATCATCGGAAGAATCATCATTGCCGTCCATGTCCGTTTCATAATCACCATCTTCATCATCATAGAATGAATTCAATTGGTTAAGTTTACTATCTTGGATTTCTTTTTGTTCCGTTTTTGAATAGTCAAAAATTGCTTCGGTAATACGGACAACATCTTCCCATGTTTCGCACGATTCAACATCGGCTAACATTTTGGTTTCTTCATTGTTGAATTGAATGCCCAATGCAACACCACCTTTAGTATAAAGGTTCAAGCGGTCAATGAATGGTAAGGCA